ATATTTATAACTGAAGTTATATTAAATTCATCTAATTGATTAAAATTTGAGGAATTATATGCATTTCCTAAATAAATATTATCTACAATTTTTGTTGGTTCTATAAATAGATTTTTAAATATGTTATAAAATCCCTCATTTGTTTCTATTATATTTAAACGTTTTACTTCATCCGATAAATTAGTTTGCTCTTTTAATAAATATTCTGAATAAACATATAAAGCTTTATCTTTTATCATTCTAGAAAAATAATAAATATCTACTAAAATTCGGTACATTATTAATTTAAACTAATATTATATATTTAAAGAAATAAATGATTTTCTATAAAATATTATCTTTGTATAATTTATAAAAAGTATAATATGCCACGTAAAACTAAACAAGATGATGCTATTAATAATAATACAGAAGAATCTCAAGTTGCTGGAAAAAAAAGAGGCAGAAAAACTAAAGGCAAAAAAACTAAACAAGATGCTGCTATTAATAATAATACAGAAGAATCTCAAGTTGCTGGAAAAAAAGGAGGCAGAAAAACTGCAAGAAATAGATTAAGAAAAGTTCAAGATAAAAAAGGCCAAAAAAAACTTAAAGCTTTTACTCCAAAAGATACCACTGATAAAGAACAATTTTATTGCGTTTCCTGTAAAAAAAACGTTAGAAAAAATAGAGCTGAAAAAAATATTACTATCAAACAAGCTAAAAACGGAAGATGGATGATGAGATCTACCTGTGGAAGTTGTTCTACCAAATTAACCAGATTTATCTCTAATGCTAAAGCTGAAGCATGGACAGGTAAAAGAGAATAAATTATTTAATTTTTATTTTTCTTTTTTCTAGGTTTAACTCTCTTAATTGAGTGAGTTTCTTTTTTAGGACGATGCTTAGCGTCTGCTATAAATTCAGTAACATATTCTGCTCGTTTTTCATCTCCATCATATAAAAGCAAACATCTTTTATAAATCCATTCCTTGTTAAGACCGACTGTTCTTTTAGAAACAGTTGTTTGAATTTTTCCACTCTTAAGAGAAATTTCATCAATATTATGGGTTCTCATATGTTTATACATTTTGTCTTTTAACTCGGTTCTTTTCTTTTTAATTGATTTAAGGGATGTTTCGGCTTGAGTAATTTGATCATCATAGCCAATATATGCCTTAAGCATATCCTTGAACTCGTCTGTCAAAAGATTATTAATTTCTAATAAATTACTTTGATCTGAATGAGACATTTATATCTATTATAAAATATAAATATATTATTCTTATATTTTATACTAATGTATTTTGATTTATGTAAAGATATTCAATTGATAATTTTAAAGTATACACATTACTGCTTAAAGTGTAGAACAAAATTCGCAATGTGTTTTTGGTGCACAAGATATAAGTGTTGGTGTGATACATATTTTCAACAAACATATATTTGTGCGATATGTACTTTCATATTTGAAGATGATATACAAATAGATTTTGCATTAGAGCACCCTAGTGAATAAATTAAAATATGAATTTATAAAAATTTATATCCATTCCCAATGTAAATTAATTATTAAATATGATTGATTAAATCCAATTTTAATTTCGATGATTTTGTTCAGAAAATTCATAAATATAGTCAAATTTAGTACATAGATTATTTGTCTCTACATAAACTTCTAAAATAACTACTCATATAATATATAAAATACATTCAGTATATATCAATTATATAGATTTTGTATTACAATTGTTTAAATAATTCATTATATAATATAATATCCTATCCATAATGATATACAAAAAAATTTTAATGTGCAAACCTAAATATTTTGACGTGATTCATAAAAATTTAAATATTCATATGAAAATGTTAAAAAATGTTAATTTAAATAAATCAATGAATCAGTGGAATAATTTAACAAATATATTTAAAAATAATGGTGTAAATGTAGAATACATTAAATCAGAAGTAAATTTAGTTGATATGGTATTTACTGCAAATGGGGCATTAATATATAAAGATAAAGCTTTAATATCTAAATTTAATGCAGAACCTAGAATGAAAGAGTCATTGGCTCATTACAAATATTTCACACATAATCAGTATAATACATATAAAATGATAACAGATTTTGAAGGAGCAGGTGATGGTTTATTTTCACATTCAAAAAAACATTTATGGTTAGGTTATGGATTTCGTTCAAATCAAGATTCTAAAAATGAAATTAAAGATATAATTAATGATAATACACTGAATATACATAGTTTAAAATTAATACAACCAGAGTGGTACCATCTAGATACGTGTTTTTGTCCGTTTGGGGATAATTATTTGATATTATATGAAAATGCTTTTGATAAAGAAAGTTTAAAAAAAATATATGATGTATATGATTATGATAAATGTATATCAGTATCATATGAAGATGCTATTAATTTTACTTGTAATAGTGTATGTATTATTGATAATAATCAAAATATAATATTAATTGGACATAAATATTATGATGAATTCAAAAGCAAAATTAAAAATATTGGATATAATTTTATTGAATGTAATATGAGTGAATTTTTATTAAGTGGGGGTTCTGTAAAATGTAGTGTACTTGATATAGATAAGGTTAATATCTAGGTCAAGAACAGAAGTGTTGTTAAAAATTATTTTATATTAAATCATCAATCTAAAAAAATCTAATTAAACTTCAATTTCTTCATAAGCATCTACATGAACACCCAAAATAGCTCTTCCTGAAGGATCAGCCATTGATTGAAAAGATTTATCCCATTCAATTGCAATTGGAGTACTACAAGCAATTGATTTACCAGTAGGAACAGTTTTAGCGGCGGCGGGTGATGGAAAATGTTTAGAGAAAATTTCTCTATACATATATTCTTCTTTTGTTTGAGGAGGAGCAATTGGAAAACGAGATGAAGCATATTTCATTTGTAAATTAGAAACTTTATTCTCAGCAACCTCTTTTAGAGTATCAATCCAATTATAACCTACACCATCAGAAAATTGTTCTTTTTGTCTCCATAAAATCTCATCTGGAAGATATGGATCATCTTTGGTATCAAAAGCATGACGAATTAAATGTTTTTCAATTTTGTTAGTTGACATTTTATATTTAGGGTCAATATTCATAGAATATTCAAGGAATGTTCTATCAAGAAATGGGACTCTTGCTTCAACACCCCAAGCCATCATCGATTTATTAGCACGATTATTATCAAATTTATGTAAATCTTTTACCTTTCTTACTATTTCTTTATGTAACTCTTCTTTAGTTGGGGCTTTATGAAAATATAAATATCCAGCAAATACCTCATCAGCACCTTCTCCACTTAATACCATCTTAACACCAGTTGCTTTAATTTTTCTAGACATTAAATACATTGGTGTGGAAGCACGAATTGTTGTAACATCAAATGTTTCTAAATGATAAACTACATCAGATATAGCATCTAAACCTTCTTGAATTGTATAGATAAAAGAATAATGTTTGGTTCCAATAAATTCTGCTACTTTTTGAGCAGCAGCAATATCTGGAGAACCTTCTAATCCAATACAAAAAGATCTCATCACATCTAAATTTCCTAATTTCTTATATTCACGAGCAGCGATTGAAGCAACTATAGAAGAATCTAATCCACCTGATAATAAAACACCATATGGAACTTCTGACATAAGATGACGACGAACACTAGCAATCATATTTTCTCTGAATTCTTCTGGAACATATTTTCCTGTTGGAATATAATCTATATTTGTAAACCATCTTTCTGTATAAAATTGTTCCATTTTTCCATTATCTGTTTCATTTAAAGAATTATCTACATAATAATTACCTGGTGTAAAAAGTTCATAGTTATCACACCCTTCTTGAATAGCTTTCATTTCTGAAGAAAACCAGATAGAACCATCTTTACCCCAACCCATATATAACGGTATTATACCAATTGGGTCTCTAGCAACAATATAAATATCATTTTTTGAATCATAAATACAAAACGCATACATACCATTTACATGAATTTTCTTTAAAAAATCTATACCATATTCTTTATATAAATGAATTAATACTTCACAATCAGAATCTGTTATAAATTCATCTTTATATTTAGGATCTTTACTAATTAAATCCTTTTTTAATTCTTTATAGTTATAAATCTCTGCGTTTACTGTCATAATAATTTCACCAGATTTATCTACAATCGGTTGAGCACCACTAATTAAACCAACAATTGCTAATCTTTCATGAGCAAGTATACAATTTTTACCACAATAAATACCATTCCAGTCTGGTCCACGATGTCTAATCAATTTAGATAATTTTAGTATTTTACATCGCCATACATCCGAAGACTCGGATAAACCAAATATAGCTAAAATGCCGCACATAAGTTATTTATAAATATATATTAATTATAATGTTTAATTATAATTCTCTGCATTTCTTATTCAATTTTAATTATATTATGTTTATATTATTAAGAAGAAATCTATGAATAATATAGTGATGCTTAGTCAAGTTCCACAAATGTACAAATTACTTAATTATATAAAATCAAATAATACAAATATAATTGATGTTTTAGATCCAATGACGACAATTTTTCGCTTATGTCTTCTTAATTTCAAAAGAATTGGAACTAAAATTAGTATATATCCTAATAAAGTGTCTACTCAAGATGCTGGTTTTTTTCAAGGAATGATTAGATGGACAAATGGGGATCAAAGAAATGATCTCCATAAATTAGAAACACCTATAAAAAAAAGTTTGATATGGTATGTCCCAGAAATAGATTCTAACTTGAAATTTATTTTTAAGTTAGCAAGCAAAGGAATGATAAAATTACAAAAATCTTATAAAGCAGGAACAGCACGCATTTCATTAGAACATTATTCCAACTTAATTAATACATCCATATTACAAAAAAAAATATCATCTGATATAGATAACGAATCTGAAGAAGATAATATTATATACATTAGAATTAAAGACTTATGGACAAAACGCCAAATTCAAATTATGTATGATCTATTAAAACAAATTACTGAAGAAAAAAATATCTCTCAGAGAAAGTGTTATATAAAAGCTACTGAAAGAATTTTAGATGGAAAAGATAAACGTTTACTAGAAATTATTGATAAAATTACATGTTAAATTATATATGTTCATAGTATAATTACTTAAAACATATATAATAGATATTATATTATTATAAAAAATTTATCAGAGAACTCGATATCAGGCAACCCGACCAAAGGCAACCCGACCAAAGGCAACCCGACCAAAGGCAACCCGACCAAAGGCAACCCGACCAAAGGCAAAGCCTTGCTTTTAGTACGCCGAAACCTATAAAAAATTTATTGAAAGTTAAATTCACTCATTTTTCTGTATTGCGTGACGTTGTCATCAACAACACCTGGATAGTTTTCTCCTTTTCCAGTGCAAGTTTGGGAAACAAATTTTGAATTTTCGCAAGCACAACATCTGTTTTCTTTAATTGCTAAATCTTTAAGAGATTTCATAATTTTTTCTCCATTTTGTTGCATGTATTTTCTAAATTCAGCATTATTTGTTACATCTGTATAAAGAGATTTTGCTTGTCTGTAATCAGTAAAATGTCTTTTTCCAACATCATTTGGGCATCCTTGGTGAGTATTATTCATATTGTACTATATAGTTATATTATAAGAAAATAAAATAATTAAAAGTTTGGAAAAATATGATTTAAATAGAAATAAACATAATTTAATTATATTACTTTATATTATAGTTTTGAATTAATCTAATGAACTATAAACGTAAATACTTAGCCTTATTCAATACTGGATTAATTGATAAAGAGGATGATTTGTTGTATTATTCAATAGATAGAACAATTATTCAAAAAATTAAAAATAAAAGACGACGTTTAAACGACTTATTTGAAGTATCAACACAAAAGGCAAAAATGATTCAAAAAAATATCAAAAATTATATATTCATACAAAAATTAAAAGATTTGGGATGTTTATATAAAAATAAAAATTATGAATACATCAATGATTACTCATTAATAGGTGAAAAAATAATGAATATTAGTGATAAATTTTTCTATAAATACACTGAAAATAATAATAGATATTTTGCATTTGATATCAGATGTTTAAACAAAATATTAAAAGTAAAAAATAAAAATCCATACACATTAAGAGAATTTCCACAACATGTTGTATCACAAATTAATCGTGTTATAAAAAATTTAAAAAAACAAAAAGTAAATTTATCTATTTCTAATGCTATTCCAATACAATCAAGAATTACAGCTGAACTAGCAGGTACTTTCAATAAAATGTCATTTTTAAATGTTTATCCTAATATAGATCGTTTAATGGATTTAAATATTACTTTTTTATTTTATTATACACAAGATCTTATGACAAGTCCTTTATTAGATATACATATTGATAGATATTATTATAACCGTATTTTAAGCATTTATAATACTTCTGTAAGACGTAGTATTAATGAAATCACAAGAAAATCATACAAAGATAAAATTATTATTTATTTACTAAAAATTATTAATCATATACTAGATGTCGAAGATGAATTTCAATCGACAAGGGCATTAGCCATTAATGAAATTTTACAAAATAATTATGAATCATTTGGTGAAGATGTTGGTGAATTAGACAATATG